AGATAGTCGTTTAAAGCCGGGTTAAGCCCGGCTTTTTTTTTATTAAAAAGAGTTTGGCCTCCCAATAGTTAGATGTTATATTCATTATATGCTCAAGTGGCGAAAGGGAGTGTGGCGTCCGCGCTCGGGGTTAGTCGCTATCCTATAAAGGAGATATCGAGTTAAAAACGGTATTATAGGTTCGAGTCCTATCTTGAGTACAAATAGCGCCCTTAGCTCATTCGGTTAGAGCAACTGACTCATAATCAGTAGGTACCTGGTTCGATCCCAGGAGGGCGCACTAAATTTATTATTATGGTGTTATTAACAATTATTTTACTTATTGAAACTATTTTATCAATCACTTATCTTCATACTCTGAGTAAACGAATAGAACAGTTAGAGAATGAAATTAGTGAGTTAAAAACTCGACATATCAAACAATTATTAAAGGGTTAATTCAATTGTGAAAGCGGCTTAAAGCCGCTATTTCCCTACTTAACATATATTTAGATATATGAATATTGATGATATTTTTAACTTATTTAAATCCCCTGAAGAGGAAATTGAGACTACTACTCAAGTAGACTTATCAGATCACCCTATTGTCTGGATGGGATTATTTAAAAAGTTAATTATAAATTATAAAGTATTTAGTAAACAGATGATAGATTTCTTTGAATCATCTGATCCTAAGTTAGACATAGATGATATCAAGTTAGCTGGTGGTATGATGGTGTTCACTAGGGCTATGGATCATATTTCTAAAATAGACACTACTAATCAAATGCATAGAGATTGTCTCATATTATACTCAGATGAACAATTTTTAAAAGCATTATCATCAGCACTCTCTCATTTTGAAGATTTAGAAGAATATGAAAATTGTGCTCTTCTTAAAAAAATACAAGACGTAGCAAACCCCTCTCCAAAATAGCTTGGCCTCGTGAATTCTAATTCGTATTATATAGATACGGGTTTTAGGAAACATCTAAAACGTAGGAAATAAAGAACGTGGTAATGTAGCCACGGGTATATAAACAAATAATAAACGTATGAAAAACAAAGACAACGTATTACATCAACTTGATAAACTAGATAATCTAGCTAACCAACTGGGATTTATTGTTAAACAACAACAACCATTAGAAGTATATCTTGAAGGTGTTGAAAAATTAAAAGAAATAGTTGAACAAACTCGCTTATTCGTTGAGTCTGAACAAACAATGTATAATTAATATGAGTTTAACAGCAGAACAAATCCAACATAATTGGGTAGATTTAGAAGAAACTATCAAATCATACATCAGTGAACCACGTTGTTCACAGTTGTTAGATTTTTATTCTAAATACTCAGAACGTCTTATGTTAATGCCTGCGGCTCATAAGAAAGAATATCATAATGCATTCCCAGGTGGTTATGTAGACCACGTACTACGAGTTATTGATTGTGCTCTTAAATTAAATGATGTTTGGATTGAAATGGGAGTAGACGAATCTACTTACACTAAAGAAGAATTAGTATTCGCAGCCCTAAATCATGACCTAGGTAAAATGGGTGATGAGCAACATGAAGCATACATTCCTCAGGATGACCAATGGCGTAAAGACAAGTTAGGTGAAGATTACAAATTCAATGATCGTCTAGAATTCATGTCAGTACCAGATCGTAGTTTACATTTACTACTATCTCATGGTATTCAAATGTCTAAAAATGAGTGGTTAGCAATTAAACTACATGATGGTTTATATGATGATGCTAATAAGCCATACTTAATGTCTTGGTCACCAGAAACTAAACCTCGTACTTCATTAATTTATATTGTTCATCAAGCTGATTTAATGGCTGCTCGTATTGAGTTTGAGCGTGAATGGAATCCAAAATTAAAAGGTGAAGTTAAGAAAACAAATAACTTTTCTGTTACTAAAGCACCTAAACAAACAATTAAGACTAAAACATTAAGTAATGTTAAGTCTCAAGGTTTAATGAACATGTTAGATAGTATATGATAATATTAACAATTATATTAGGAATAATGGTCGTGGTCTTAGGATTCACGACCTTTAATCTTCTTAAAAAGAATGAACGCCAAGAAGATATTTTAACAGGATATATGGAGTATCTAAGTAAAATATCAGGTGTTATTGAATTTTCAGATAAAAAACTTAAGGAAGTAGATCGTAAAGGATCATTCGAGTCAGATGATGAAGTAGGCTTCTTTTTTCAAGAAATAAAGCAAATTCAAGAAACATTGAATGCTTTTAAAATTAAAAACTTATGATCGAGATACAAGAGGCTAAAAAAAGAAAACCTAAAGGTGTTCAATATTTTACCCAAGATACAGAAAATGCTATTAACGAATATAATAGTACTACTGATTTTGAATTAAAAGATAAGATATATCGTGAACGTATCCATTATGCTTTCTTTAAACTAACAGAAAACATTATTCATACTTTTAAATTTTACTATACAGAAGTAGACAATATCCAGGATTTACAACACGAGGTAATAACATTTTTACTTTCTAAAATCCATTTATTCAACCCAGCTAAGGGAGCAAAAGCGTTCTCATATTTTGGTACTATTGCTAAACGTTATTTAATTATTACTAATACTAAAAATTATAAAAAACGAGTAGATAAAGCACCTATTGAAGAAATTGAGTCAAATGAAGATTTTTCTTATAGAATAGATGAGGGTTCATCTCAAGATAGATTATCTAATTTCTTAGACGAATATGTTACTTATTGTACATCTAATATTTATACTTTATTCCCTAAAGAAGCAGATGCTCAAATCGCAGACGCTATCCTTGAGTTATTCCGTAAGAGAGAGCATATAGACATCTTTAATAAAAAGGCACTGTATATATACATTCGTGAGATTATTGACGCTAAAACCCCTAAAATCACTAAGATAGCCGACAGATTATATAATATATTTAAACAACATTATTATTTTTATCTAGAAAACGGATACACAAATTTCTAATGTTCATATTTATAAATAAAATATTATGAATGGACTAGACAATGTTGTATTTGGTAAGAAGAAATTTTCTGATATATTAGAAGAAATTTATACCAACCAACAAAAGAAAGACAAACAAATATCTATCTTAATATCAGAACTTAAACCACTCGTACAAGAAATAGGTGATGCTACTCTTATTGTTCCTTTGATTAAAGAATATTTAGAAATAAGTGTTAAAAATGATGAACAATTAATTAAGATGGCTACTATTATCCAACGTATTATGAATAATAATGCTGGTTCTAATGATGGTGGGTTTGGTATATCTGAAGAAGAAAAACAACAATTATTAGCTGAGTTAGATAAATTTAAAACAGAAGATTAATGCCTAGTATTAGATTTGGGTCAATAGGTAATATACAGAATAACATTAATACTACCCCACCATTAATACCTGGGGTAGTTAATAATAATATTACCCCAGTTAGAGTTACTGATATTATATTAGATAATTCTCATCCTAAATTTAAAGAATTTGGTGAATGGAATAGTATAGGTTTAATATTTTATGAAGATATTAATTTAGCATTTAGTGCTATTCCATCAATTCCCACAATTCCCCTACCAGCTTACCCTTTATTCCCTAATATAAAACACTATCCTCTCATAAATGAGATAACATATTTAATATCTTTACCTGGGAGTGATATTATAACTAATCCTAATTCTTCAATCCCATATTATCTACCTCCAACAAATGTATGGAATAACCAATATCATAATGCTATTCCTTCTTCAAATATTCCAACACCAAGCCAAAACCAAGATTATCAACAAACTGAAGTTGGGTCATATAGAAGAGTAGAAGATAATAGTACTGAAATATACTTAGGCAAAACATTTAATGAAAATATGGATATCCATCCTTTATTACCATATGAAGGAGATATAATATATGAAGGAAGATTTGGTAATTCAATTCGTTTAGGTTCAACAACTAAAAACGCGTTTATACCTAATAAATGGTCTAGTATAGGAGAAAATGGTGATCCTATCTTTATTTTAAGAAATGGTCAATCTAAATATAATAGTGATCCTTGGGTACCTGAAACTGAAGATATAAATAATGATTTATCATCTATATATTTAACTTCTACTCAACTCCTCCCTTTATTCCCAGCTAGTGTTAATAACCAATCATTTTCTAAGTCTACTCCTCCAACTAATGTAGGACAATATGAAGGAAACCAAATCATACTTAATTCAGGTAGATTAGTTTTTAATGCTAAATCTGATTCAATATTACTTTTAGCTAACAAATCAATTCAACTCTCATGCAATGAGACTTTAGGTATAGATGCTAAACAAATATCATTAACAGCTGAAAAAATTTATTTAGGTTCATCTGAGGGAATAGAAGGTACTAAAATACAATCTGTAGTATTAGGTGATAATTTAAACGACACATTAAGAGGGATATCAACATTTTTAACCACACTTAGTATAGCTTTTAAAACAGCAACATATACAACCCAAACCCCAATAGGACCAACTCAAGTTCCTATAACTTCTTTAAATGCTATAGCAGATGATGCTAAAACTTTAAGTGATGACCTTTTAAATATAATAAATGGTAAAAATTTATTATCTAAAACTGTTAAAACAATATAATTATGGCTTTATTTAGTGGAACTGTATTCACAGATGATGGAAAAAAATTAGCTGGAGCTACAGTTAATTTATCATCACCTAATACTCCAAATAAAACTACTACAACAGATAATAATGGGAATTGGTCTATTAATGTAGAAAGTAGTATCAATAATAAAGATACTACTATTAGTATATCTAAAAATGGATATGATTTTAAGTCTATTCCTAATCCCCAACCCACAGGAGAATACATTTTACCTCCACCACAAATTAGTGTATTAACTGGAGGTACTTTAAATTTAAGTGGTGGATTTGATGCGGGTAAATATTTAGTTACCTCATTAAATAATGAAGATAAAAATACTTTAGATCAAGAACTTTATAATATAAAATTATTTATTGAAAATAATCCTGGGAATTATACTATTACTATATTATCATCTGAATCAAAATTAACTAATTTTGATAGAGAAGAGACAAGCTCAACAAATAATGATAGTGTACCACCAAGATGGTTATCTACTCAAAGGCAAAATAATTTAGAAAAATATATTTTAGATTATCTAAGTTTAAATGGAACTCTTAGACCTGATATTATTAAACCTAACCCATTAATACAGGGCCCTGAAAATGGTAGATTCCCACCAGACTCACCAGAATATAAAAAATACCAATATATTAAATTAGAAGCTAGACTTATTCGTCCTAGATGTTCATGGGTAGAAGTTACAGGTAGTTTAAGAGGAGATAAAACTATATCTAAACCATCAGATTATGTGACTAGAATTACATTAGATGCTGCTGTTGCTCCTGATAGATTTGGTATAAATGGAGTTTATAATAATTATTATTCTCAATCCCCAACAGCTCCTGGTTCTTTAGAATCATGGCAATTTATGGCTTATATAGGATCAACATTTGGTAGAGGAAGAAATATTGAACCTTTTATAATTGATAGAACAATATTAAAAAATAGTTTACTAACAGATTATAATCTAGTACCTACTATAAAAGATAATATAAATAAATATGCTCTTGAAAAAAGAATCACTAATTATGCTTCTACAGAAAAATTAATTGAGAATGTAATTGACTATGCTGGTAATTATGGTAAAAGAATAGTTCGCGAGGAGACAAATTTCCCAATTGCTAATATTCCTCTTGATGGAGAATTTACTATAAACGCTGAAAATTCATTATATGTAGGAGGTTCAGCTTGGAAATATAAGATGTGTGATTAATGACCAAACATTCTCTCAGCATCACACATGCTATACCATGTTTCATACTCATCTCCTTTAAACATAATAGCTATAGCCCCAAATGTCCAATTATTTTCATTTAGATTAACTATTTGAATACTACTTGCTTTATAATACTCACAAAGTCTAATAGTGAATGTTTCCCAATCCCCACCATTAACTAATGTATCCATTCCTAACTTTACATTATAGTTAACATCACATGGATTATTTTGTGAGTATAAATTTGAGTAAATACCTAAAACTAAAAATACACTTGTGATCAACTTTTTCATAACCTTTATTTATATAATAAATATAATAAATATAACTTGGAAAGCCAAACAAAATCCCATATCTTCCGCATATTTATAATAAATAACCAAACATGAGTACATCTATATATAAAGTTAGTGACGGGAGCACAATCACTTTTAAAAAACGTGGTCCTGAACTATCAGCTATACTTACTACTCCTAACGGACAGGTTATTAATGGTCCTTCAAGAATGACTAATACTGAAGAATCATCTGCTAGAGAAATATTGTTAGCTAATAATATAGTTGATCCTAATAATGGTGAACCATTACCTTATACTATTGAAGGGACTCAAGATAATGCTGGTACTTTAGGAAATAATGTTGTTTATAATATTCCAAGATCTACAATAAATAAAACTCCTGACAACACAGCTTTAACTACATCTAAGATTAATGAAGAAGTATCATCCCAAAATAACAAAGTATTAGAATCAACTTTAGAATCTGAACTTCCTCCTGATGTAAGATTTATCAATTTTATAAACAGTCAAAAATCTACAATTAAAAGAAGATTAATACCATTTGTCATAGGTTTAATAACACCATTTGCTCCCCAAATTATTCCATTAATAGTTTCTAATTTAGGTATAAGTGGTGATTCAACAGTAGATTCAATTAAATCATCTGCCGCTGACAAAAAAGCAGCAGCCCAAGGAGCACTTTCATCTGCAAAAGAATCAGCATCTGCTGCTAAAGAATCAGCTAAAGACCTAGCAGCGCAAAAAGCAGCCGCTTTATTTGTATTAGGACAACTTCCTAAAGAACAATTAATTGGGATGATTAATTGTCCTTCTTCATCTAAAATACAATCTGTAGTAAGACAACGTAACCAATTAGTAAATCAGATAAATGGTATGTATAAAAGTATTACAACATTATCTGATAGTCTACAACTATTTACATCAATAAATAAAGCATTAGAATTAGCATTGACAGCAATAGCACTAGTACCATACCCTGTACCTTTAAATGTTATATTTAAAGCAGTTGAACTCCAGAATTTTTCTAATGCTAACTCAGGAAAAATAAATGGTTTAGTTATATCAACAGCCCAATATGGGGTATTTTTAGGAATAATTTTAAAATTTTTAAATATGTTAGATGTTATATTACAGTTTTGTGCTGAAGATCAAGATATGGATTTTGAACAAATAAATAATGAAATTAACGCTTTAGCAAATCCAACTGTAGTAGCTACTCAAAGTGAAGATAATACTTATAAAGGATTTACTTTAGGGGTTAAAATTGATGAAAAGAATGAAAGTAAATATATTAAACGATATGCTGTAGCTCAAAATAAACAAGGAGTAGACATTTTAAGAACAGATTCTTCATTCGCATCAGACCCAGCAGTATTAATATCTCAATTAAAATTCATAATAGACACAAATCCTAATATAACAGCTGAATAATCAAATATTTATAATCATATGAAAATCGAAGGTTTAAAAAAATTAATTAAAGAAGCAGTACGTGAAGCAATTCAAGAAGAATTAAAAGATATCCTTCTTGAAGCAGTTAAATCACCTAAAACAGTAGTACAAGAAACATATACTCCTGTTTCAACCCACCAACCAGCGCAATTCCAAACATCTGGAACTACTGTAAATCATGATCTTAGACGTAACTTAAGAGGTATGATTGGAGGTGAATTTGACGCTACTATTACTGCTAACTCATCACATGCTCAACCTACATATACTCCTCCACCAGTTAACACTATGGGTGAGGGATCAAGTTTACCTGGTGGAGAAGTAAGTTTAGATCAAATAATGGGAATAATGAATACTAAATAATGGCTTATAGAGTTGAACCATCTAATATAGGAATAGACAATCCTTTTATATCTGGATCAGTATTAACTGCTGTAGGGGTAAGTCTTCCTTTTAATGGAGATATTGCTTTTAATTCAACATATTCATCTATAGAACAAGTTCGTTCTAATTTAATTGATTATATATTAACTAATAAAGGTGAAAGACCACTTAATCCTAATTATGGTAGTGATTTAAAAAAATATGTATTTTCAAATATAACAGATGTAACCATATATGAGAATATGAGTGTAGATGATCTTAAAACTATGTTAACTACAGGTATTCAAACTAATTTTGCCAAAATAAAAATCATAAATCTAGATATCACACCATCACCAGATACTAACTCAATTAATATTTCTATAAATTATTCATTTTTAGGAACATTATCTAGTGTTAATATAACAATATAACCCACAAATGGCTGAAAATATAAATATAAATTACATAAATAAAGATTTTACAGAGTATAAATCATCATTGGTAGAGTTTGCTAAAACATACTTTCCAACAACATATACTGATTTTTCTCCATCATCTCCAGGAACTATGTTTCTGGAAATGTCAGCTTATATTGGTGATGTTTTATCTTTTTATCTTGATAACCAAATTCAAGAAAATTTTATACAATACGCTAGACAACAAAATAATGTATATTCTTTAGCTTATATGTTAGGGTATCGCCCTAAAGTAACAGGTGCTGCTACAGTTAATATTGATTTTTATCAACAAGTCCCGTCAGTATTAGTAGGGGGTTCATACCTCCCAGATTACACATATGCTGTACAAATTTTAGAAAATACTGTTGTTAATTCAACCGCGACTAATAATATTCCTTTTTTAGTACAAGACCCAATTGATTTTTCTTTCTCCAGTTCACAAGATCCAACTGTAGCTACTATTTATCAAACAACAGGTAATAATGTTGATTATTTTCTTTTAAGAAAAACAAGAAAAGCTATATCAGCAGAGATAAAGACAACTACATTTTCATTTGGAACTGTAACAAAATATCCAACAGTGTCAATTACTGATTCAAATATTATAGGTATATTAGATATTATAGATTCTGATGGGAATACTTGGTATGAAGTTCCGTATTTAGGTCAAGAAATGATATATGACACCATTAGTAATACTAATGTTAATAACCCAAACTTCTCAACTAATCAAAATGATGTACCATTTTTGCTCCAACTTAAAAAGGTTCCTCGCCGATTTGTAACTAGATTCACCACACCAACAAATCTTGAAATTCAATTTGGAGCTGGGACTAACACAGCTAATGTTGATGAAGAAATTACCCCAAACCCAGATAATATTGGTTTAGGTTTACCATATAAAAGATCAAAACTTACAACTGCTTACTCTCCAGTCAATTTTTTATATACTGATACTTATGGTATAGCCCCAAATAATACTACTTTAACAGTAAGATATTTAGCTGGAGGTGGATTAACATCAAATGTAACATCAAATACTTTAAACTCAATAGGTAATAAAGGAAATATTAAGTTAAATAATGGATTAGATCCTACTTTAGCTCAATATGTTTTTAATTCTGTTTCTACTAATAATGCCTTAGCTGCTAGTGGAGGAGGAAGTGGTGATACTATTGAAGAAGTAAGAAATAACTCTTTAATGAGTTTTATAACACAACAACGAAGTGTTACTTTAGATGATTACCTAGTTCGAGCCTTAAGCCTACCAGCAGAATATGGAACTATATCTAAAGCATATATTGAAACCCAAAAATTACAATCATTACTCCCAGGTGAGACACCTTCAGTTTTAGATTTATTTGTATTATCCTATGATAATAATGGAAAATTAAATAAAGCTTCTAATGCCTTAAAACAAAATTTGTCTACTTATTTATCACAATATAGAGTAATAAATGATTCTATTAAAATTAAAGATGCTTTTATTATTAATATAGGTGTAGATTTTGATGTAACAGTTTTACCTCAATATAATAGTAATGAAGTTATATTTAATTGTATATCTAAACTTAAAGAATATTTTGCTATAAATAATTGGCAAATTAATGAACCCATCTTATTAAAAGATATATACATACTATTAGACAAAGTAGTAGGAATACAAACAGTTAAAAATGTATCTATAACTAATAAAACAGGATACATAAATGGATACTCAGATTATACCTATGATATAGCTGGTGCTACTCAAAATAATGTTATTTATCCAAGTTTAGATCCTATGATATTTGAAGTTAAATATCCTGATACTGATATTAAAGGTCGTGTTGTATCTTTTTAATTTTTATATTTATAACAAATGGCTATATACAAATTATTCCCTTCAAAAGATGCTACAATCTACTCTAAATACCCAAATAAAAATACGGGATTAGATGAAATATTATCTGTAAGTATTGAAGACGCTCAAAATAGTGGTAATACTCAAGCTAGTAGAATACTAGTTCAATTCTCTGACATAGAGATATCAGATGTTATCACTAATAAAGTTAATGGAGCTAGTTGGAGTGCTTCTTTAAGACTATATGTCTCAGTAATTAATGGGCTAAACTCAGATACAACTATTGAAATCTACCCAATCTCAGGTTCTTGGAATATGGGAACTGGGAAATATGCTTACAACCCAGAATATACTAATGGTGTTAACTGGTATGCTAGATTATCATCTGGGAGTGGGAATTGGTCTACATCTGGCTTTGCAGATTTTGTCACAGCTTCATATGATTCAACTTTAGGAGGAGGTACATGGTACACTGGATCATCTAACTCTACAGTTTTACCTATTTATACTACTCAATCATTTTCATTTTATGATGACAAAGATATTAATGCTGATGTTACTAATATAGTAAAAGCATGGTTAAGTAGTTCTATAGTTAATAATGGATTTATTCTTAAACAAGCTACTGAGTTTGTAAATAGTTTAGAATATAATAATACTATGGAGTATTTTTCAAGAGACACCCATACTATTTATCCACCTCAACTAGAATTTAAATGGATAGATTTTTCATTTACCACAGGTTCACTTCCTCCATTAACAACTACAGAAGCTACAATTGTAATAGATGAAAACCCAGGTGTATTTTATCCTGATAGTGTTAATAGATTTAGAATAAACAGTAGACCTGAGTACCCAGCTAGAACATTTCAAACATCTTCTTATTATACTCAAAATTATTATTTACCAACAGCATCATATTACGCTATTAAAGATTTAGATACAAATGAGTATGTAATTGATTTTGATACTCAATTTACAAAATTAAGTTGTGATGCTAGTGGAAGTTATTTTGATCTTTATATGAATGGGTTGGAACCTGAAAGATATTATACTATATTAATTAAAACAAATATTAATGGTAGTATTATAATATTTGATGATAACTATAATTTTAAAGTTATAAATGGCTAACTATAATTTAAATAAAACAGTTTATAATAGAAGAGAATATACTAATGTTATTGATACCTCTTTTACTCAAATCCAACCACCAACTCCACCAGTAGAAGATACTATAACTGTTGAGGAGTTTTTTGGATATTATAGTAAAATATTTTATGACATACCAACAATTGGTAATATTAATTCACATGAGTATCTAGTTAAAACAAGTGGTGAGTATATAAATGCTTCAACTACAAATGAAGAAACACAATTATTATTAGATGAAATAACTTCATTAAGACAACAATTACTAAACTCACAACAACAATTAATTAATATACAAATATCATCTAGTATACAAAATATATAAAAATGGCTATAAATGTAACTCCAATATCATCTCCTAATCCTTATTCCCCAAGTGATGAAAGACTAATTCAATCAACACAGATTGAAGCTACATTTAATCCATCCACAGATTATATAGAATATGTTATATCCACTACTAATAATTCATTTCAACTTGTAGATTATACTTATAATAATTTTTCATTCCCAACTAATGGAACTGTAACTACAAACAATATTAGTTCTATAGAAATAGATCCAACAACTGATATAACTCGTAGAGGACTATCATCTGGGAATTATAAAGTATTCTATAATTTTTATAAAAATGAATTATTTTCCTCATTTAATGATCAAACATATTTTATAAAATCTATATCACCAGATAGGTCTGAGGTTATAATAAGATATATAGACCCTAACCCAGGTTTAATTTCAGTTATAGATGATTTTAAATTATCTTTATCTACTAATATATCATACTTTCAAGATTTTTACTTAAATTTTGGGAATAATATTTTAGTTGTAGCTAATAATATTGATATAAATCCTGACACATATGATATAATAATTAATTTATATCAACCTTTACCAAGTAATATAAATGTTAACACACCATTATGGGTTGTAACTAAAATAGCAGATGCTTTAGCGTTTGACATTTCATTTACTACTGAACCTATAGCTCCTCCTGTGTTAACTTTAAACATTAAGGGTCCCAATTTCAATATTAATTCTCAAGATAAAGTTAATAATACAACAAATTATACTAATTATACTTCTCTTTTATCAAACCAACTTACATCATCTATTGATCAAGTTAAAAGTTATTTAAACGAGAATGGTATTAATATAAGTATTGACTATACTGATTTTGCTAATTTTGTACATTTCTCTTCAGCTGAGCAAAGAGTATATAATTTTTATTATAAAGTTAAACAAATAGAAAATTATAATAATGAATTAAATACTTTATCTACTGTAACTTCTTCATTAAGTAGTTCACTTGTAATCCAACAAAAAATAACAGATATAATCAAAAATTTTGATGGATATGAGTATTATTTGTATTACGAGTCAGGATCATATACTTGGCCTAAATCTACATCTACAGTTCCTTATACTCTATATTCAACTGGAAGTGCTCAAGCTTTAACATGGTTTAATAATACAACAGGTAGTGCTTCAATATATGACGAAAATAATCAAGATTATTTATTCTACTCAATCCCAACATATATTACAGATGACACCAGAAATGACGCTTATGTTACTTTTGTACAATTAGTAGGACAACATTATGATTATATTTGGACTTATTATAAAGATGTAACTAATCATTATAATGCTGATAATAGATTAGATTATGGTGTTTCTAAAGATTTAGTAGCGGAAGCACTAAGATCATTTGGTGTTAAAATATATCAAAATAATTTCACATCTGAAGATTTATTTAATGCTTTTACAGGATTTAACTCAGGAAGTACAGGCATAAACTTATCACCTACAGGATCAGATTTAATTACAAATTATGTGACAGCTTCATATGAAGCACTAGTTACACCAATAGACGATTATAATAAAGAGATATATAAACGTATTTACCATAACTTACCTTATTTAGCTAAAACTAAAGGTACTATACCTGGTTTACGAGCATTAATAAATTGTTTCGGTGTACCTGATACTGTTTTAAGAATTAGTGAATTTGGAGGTAGAGATAAAGATACTTCTACCTATGATTATTTTGATCAACAATTTAGTTATATTTTAGATACTACTGAAGCATCCTCAGCTGTAGTTACTAGTTCTCTTCTCCTTAACCCAAACTGGGGAGCAGGAGGTAATAGACCTGAATCCATCCAACTTAGGATTAAGCCATACATACCATCTAATTTTGATGTATCAACTACTCAAAGTATATTTGAAATATCAGGAAGTACAAGTAATTATACTACTAATCTAACATTGTGGTATAGTGGATCAGGCCTTACAACTAGTTCATATAGTGGGTCAAATGTTGACCCTTACTACCAATATGGTACTTTATACTTAGATATTAAAGGTAATTTAGATTCAAATTATACATGCAGCATATATGCTCCATTTTTTAATGGTGATTGGTGGTCTATAATGGTTAACAGATCAGGATCATTTGGTGGTGACCCAAGTTCTGGGGCTCATACTTTTACATTATATGCTGGTAGTACTGGGTATTATGATGGATATGATGGAAACCAAATAATGAATTTATATTCATCTTCAACTGCAAATAATACTCCAACTTGGGGATACAGTGGAAGTAAAATTACATTTTTTGATACTCCTATAAGTACTTATTATCCTGTTTCTGACCCATTCATAGGCTATGCTCAAGAAATTAGATATTGGGCTACTACTCAAAGTATAAATTCATTTAAAGATTATGTAATGAATCCTCAATCTATAGATTATAGTGGGGAAAATACATACTCTTCTAAACTAGCAGCTCGTTTACCATTAGGAGGAGATTTATATACTGGCTCTATATCTGTTCACCCTAAAGTAACAGGTTCATGGGCTACTACTTCATCATTTGCTAGTAATAGTAGTTTTTATATACGTAATAATTTATTTCAAACTAATGTAGAGGCAAGATTCTTAAACTCTCCTATAGTAGGTTTAAAAGGTAGAGTAACAGATAAAATACAAATTGTATCCTCTAGTTTACCTACAGGAAGTGTCTTATCACAATATATTTCTATAGAACAATCATATCCAGCTTCAGGTAGTGAATCACCTGATGTTAATTTATTAGAAGTAGCATTCTCACCTCAAAATGAAATTAATGATGATATTATAGACTCATTAGGATACTTTAATATAGGAGAATATATTGGGGACCCAAGACAAGTATCTTCATCTGCTACCTCCTACCCTGATTTAAATACTTTAAGTAACAATTTTTTCCAAAAATATTTTGATACTTATGATTTAACAGATTATGTAAGATTAATTAAATACTTTGATAA